TTATCTAATTCTTGACACATATCTGCAATCTGTTTTGCGGATATAGGATACCCACGTTTGACTGCACTCCCCGCAACTGCAATCATAATCTGATACATTTTGTAATACCAACCTGTTCCTGTAATCGCACGATACTCAAGTACCATACGTTTAGGAAAGAAAGGGCAATCGCGATATGATGTCCAAGATACATCGGTGTTACTTAGGGAGTTTTTACGATGTTCTATTACTGCCTTCTGTAATGCGGGAGGAAGTCTCTCAAGGAAATTCTTACCCTGTGTCTCAACATAAGAATGTTTGTTCATCAACATATCGGGGTCAACGTGGACACCCTCGTTACTGAATATGAAACTCAATGCATCAGGATACTGAGCAGGAACATAATACATACGCGATACATCCTTGGTCTGTTCATCACCCAACTCACCGAACTGCTTATTCATAGCAAACCAGAAGTGAGGTAGGTCTTTCAACTCCACCTTACGAGTGACAGGGAACACCAAACGAAACTTTGGTTGTTCAGGACGGGACGATGCAGTATTGTAACAGATATATTGATATGCTCCAAACATTTTGAAGAGTTCTTCTTTTAGTCGGGTAACAGGTTCGCTATTGTTATCAGTAGAAGGAAGATGAAAATCATCAACATCCAACATACAAAAACCACCCCAAGAATGAACATTACGATTACTCCTTGTAGTACCCTCTTCATATAATGAAGGGGAGATAAGCGGACTAGATTCTTTTCCACCTTTGATTCCTTTCTTGTTGTATAGAGAATACAGAAGTGACTCGAAGTCTGCCCATGTGTCAAAGTTCTGGACACGATGCGTCTTGTTGTCAAAAGTATTCTTGAATATGGTTAGTGAATAATTCATAGTACCATTATATCAGATTGAGAGAGATAAGTCAAGCGAAAAACATATCTAGTTGTGCCTGTGGTTCTGCATCCCAACCCACTGCATCCAGTATCGGTTCAAGGGGTAACAGGAATGTCTTCTCAAACATTTTGTCATAGTCAATATACTTGTGTAGCGATAACTCTCTTGGGAGGTTCATTGGATAGGACACGACATTCTCCTTGATAGGGTTTGGTGTTTTGAGATAACAGAACTTTATCTTCTCACCATTCTTTATCTGTTCATATCTAGTCATACCTTTTGTGTGGTGATTATAAAGTAATGCCCCACGCACATGTATAGGTGTGCCTTTCATATAGATGAGTTTGCGGTCACTCCACTTCTTGACATTAGAAACTCCACGAGGGAACGAGATATCTTCGGGCGGTAGTTGAGTGAACTCGTTACGGAAGTTACGAATAAACTTCTGAACCTCTTCCTCAGTACCCTTCACAAGAATATGAAACATCTCTTTCATCTTGTCACGAACAACCATAGGAGTAGAAGACTTGACTGCCTCGATACCCATGATTTTTAGTTTGGGTTCCGCATACTGGACACCTTCATTGTTGTGGACATTGAGAATATATCTCTTCTTCGCACACCAGATAGCGCGGTCTGCGATTACCTCACGACCCATCTCCATTCGGTTCTTGAATGCGTTAGTGTAGTGTGCAAGGTCTTTATATGACTTGACCAATACTTTCTCAAAGTGTTCACTGCATATCTTGTCAAGAAACTTCACAGGGTCTTTAGGAGAGAACTTTGTCACAAGGTCTTCCATATTAATATAGAGCGAGTCAGTGTCAATGGCAATAACGTAGTCTTTTTCATCAGTCTTGAGTAGACTGTTCATTTCAAAGTTGACTGCACGTTCTGCCCATTTGATTGACAACTGACCCGCAAGTGTGATGGACTCCGCAACCCTTTGGTCGAAGTAACGGAACCATCTATTACCCAATGCACCATACAAACTGTTCATAAGAATTTTGATACTCATCTGAGAATTGTTGAGTGTCGCTATCTTGTTTGATAGTGCCTTGGTAGGAGTCTTCTCATACTCCTGTTGTGCATCTAACATATCCCTCTTTATGAGTTTACGTTCTGCATAATACTGTCTAATGATACTTGGAATGACACCTTCCTTCTCACGAGAGAAACGAACGCCACTGGGGGCGAGTGCGTAATCAGGGTCAGTCTTAGTTTCACGTCGTAACATACGTTCCACATTTGTATCAACCAATCCATTGACCACAGTCTCTGGTGACATATTGTATTGAACAATAATCATAGGATAGAGAGAGTTCAGGTCAAACGAAGTAACCCAATTGTGTAATCCTACCTTGGGGTCTTTCACATAACCACCAGCGAAGTCACTCTTAGGTTTCTCTTCCTTGTAGGGAACCGCAATCTTCTGTTTGTTCAGAAGACGATACAGGATACTATCCCATATAGAAGTTGTACCCATGACCTCTTCATAGTTCACACCACCACGATATGCCATTGTCATTGCAAGAGTAATCAATCCAAGTTTCTGTTCTAACTTATCAACGAGTTCAACGTCCTTGATATTATATTCAATAAACTTCTGGTGGTCATTCTTGTAGAGTGTGTGTAGGTTACCGTGTTCTTCATACGAGAGTTTACGTTCACCGAGTACCACGTTGGCAATATGGTCAAGACGATAACTCTCTTGTTGACCGAGAGTGTTATAGGTAAACTTTCGAAACAAGTCATAGTAATCAAGTTGTGCTACACCTGCCAAGTCGTATGTTTCTATATCTTTTAGTCCCATGTTGCCACGAACCGTCCTAGACGATACTAGACCCCATATAGACCACTTTTTCACGGAATCCTCTCCTAATACCTTTCGCGTTCTGTTTACAAGATAAGGTATGTCAAATCCCTTTGTATTCCATCCTGTCACAACATCAGGCATTCCATGTCCATTCCAATACTTCAGAAAGGTATCCATCAGTTGAAGTTCACTCTCACACTTTACATAGATAGTATTTTCATCAGGGGTGAAGTCACCAAGACCCCATACACGATAGAAACTTTCCTTAGAGGATTTAGTACAGATAGAGATGACAGGATAGTTTGCCTTGTCGGGTTCGGGAAACCCTTCGTCCGATGCAACCTCAATATCAATAGTGGTCACATGTATCTGGTCACGATTGAAACCGATGTCTTCGGGGAACCTGTCAGTAATAAATTGATGTAGGTAATTTGTTGTACCATATGTCTTTACAGTAGGCACATGTTGAAACTGTTTTGTGAAATCTGTTGCATCCCTCATTGATTCAAACTGCATTGGTTTGACAGGATAATTATCGAGGGTCTTCCAATCAGACTCGCCTCTTACAAAGAGTGTAGGTTTGAACTTGACTCGTTCTCTGATGCGTTCGCCATTCTTGTAACCTCGATAGAGTATCTGGTTTCCGTAACGGGTAACGTCTGTATAAAATCTCATGTATTTCTCCTTATGAACACTTTACAGTATATCACAAAGAGCAAGGAAAGTCAAGCAAAAAAATAGAGAGATGGCATAACCATCTCCCCCGTATTAAAGAATGTTCCAGACACCCGCACCGAATGATGCAACTATTGGAACTAATGTGATAGCAAATACTACTATCATACTCGCGTACATTTCTGCGCGAGTGTTCATGTCGTATGACATATGTTTACCTCGTGTTAACCGATTTTGATTGTACGAGACTGCTTCTCCTTTGGGATTTCTACTTTCATATCGATGGCAAGTATTCCATCCGATAGAGATGCTCCTGTTACTTGAACATACTCTGATAATCTAAATCTCCTTGTAAAGTCGCGTGTGGATATACCACGATGTATTACGTCTCTACCTTTTGATTCATGTTTACCAGTAACTGTCAACGACCTTTCTTTCTGTTCCACATTTAGTTCGGACTCATTAAAACCCGCACATGCTACTTCTATTGTGTACTCCTCATCCGACACCTTAATAATATTATGGGGTGGATAGTGGTCACTCGCATGTTTAGTTGCGTATTCTAGTTCGTTGAACATATGGTCAAAACCAATAAATGCTGAACGGGGGAAAAGTGTTTTTCCAATTTTTAGATTTGTCATGTCGCTGTTATCTCCTATTGTTAGTTAGCAAGATGAGTGAAGACCCGACTATTCGGCATCTTCACTACTATATATAAGAACTCATGTTCCAAATGTCAAGGGGTGATTAGAAATTAAATGTTATTTTCGTTGAAATAAATTCAGATTTCTTTCTCCAGTTTGAATCGTCAGTTTTTCTTCTGACATACAACCCTGTCGTGATGCCTCTTGTGAGTTTGTAATCAAACCCTGCATCATACTGAGTTGTATACATCTTACCATTCTCACCTTCTGGTTTACCATAAACGGCAATCATTGGTGCGGCAAGTGCGTATACGGATACCTTCTTGTATCCTGTCTTGTATCCTACGATAGGAATGATGCGAAGATAGTCTTCGTTATTCTCTAGCATACGATATTCAAGTCTTGGTTTCACAAAGAACCCATGCCAGTCGCCACCCTTATGAGTAACTCTGATTCTATTCTCTGCAAGTTCACCGTCCTTTTGTGTTATACGATATGCGTATGATACATCCCCGACCTTCTTCTCTAGTTGAAGATGTCCTTGGTCTTTATCAAAGAACTGTCTGTATCTAAGATTGGTATCACCCTTCTT